TAGTTTCTTCATTACTACGAAATTGAAGTATAAATTCTTTTTTGGGAAATACTATTGTCCTATCAATATTCAAATTGCTTGTATAAGGCCGACTATCAATAGCCCATTGTTCAATTATTTCTAGCGTCTCAATGTTCTGCCATCTGACAAGAGTATCGCAACGCTTCATTGTACCGCGCATATAAATTTCATCATCAACATCTGCTTTGATTATAAGCCAGTGGGAACCGGCAAATACAACCTCATCTCCAGTTGCGAAAGATTCATTCGGCATTGATTTTATATCTTTTTCATCCAGCTTTTCAACATTTATACAAATTAAGTTTCTTTGCTCATCATTTATTAAAACGTCTTTACATGAGAGATGGTCAACTAATTTATTATTAATGTTTCTTTGAATCTTGCTCTTAGAACGCTCTCTACGAGTTTCACCAAAAACAGTCAATCTTTGTTTGTAATTGTCATAAATGCTCATTGCATTTCACCAACTTTTCTGTTGATTATTTCAATGGTATTTATACATTTAAAAACTTCTCTTCTGCAAATCTCCTGATCAAACTCATTCTTAGACAAATATTCTAGCGTGTTAATAATCCCCATAAAATTTCCATCAAATCTTAACACCACAAAATTGCTCAATGCGCCGCTTAATTCAATTTTCAGGCTTTTAATATATGTTTTTACTGTATTACTATATTCTTCATTCAGTGGGATAATTTTATAAAGTTTTCCTATAATAGATTTTAAATAAGTAGTGAGAATTTCATTATTTATATTGTTCATAACTATTCACCAACCTTATCCATTTCTCCAAAGTTATAGGAATAATCCTTTGTTAATTTATCACACTTCTTCTCAACACGTTCTGCGACTGAAGATACGGCCCTTAACTGTGGGGCTGTAGCATATTCGTTGACATCTCGGGTAGTAAGTGAATTTTGTAACAATTCACTATGATTCTGATACGGCTGTATCCATTCTTGAACCATTAATTCTGTGATAATATTTTTTTCTAACGAAGTTAAATTTACTTCAAAACTTCTAAGAGCGTCATTGCGCAATGATAAATCGTTTTTGCATAACCTCTCAAAAGATCCCACTGCGGAATCAAGCAATTCAAGTATATCTTTATCTTTCAAATCATCAGACAATTCAAGCAGATTATAGTCTGTCACTTTCCTAAGAAATCTCTGTATAACTGAATCATAGGAGGTTGCCATTTTTACAACCTCCTTAATCCATCAAGTCGTATCCAGTAGATTCTTTGAGTGCCTGAATTACGCTTCTGCTATCTATTTCTCCGGCTTCAATAAGTTCGTATGCTCTTGCTGCGACAGTCCTCTTTAAGCCATCACTCATAGCACTTACCTTTTCGGCAATATCTTTAGCACTCTCGGTAAATAAATGCTCAAAATCTTCAAGATTGATAGTGTTTTGATAATATTGTGCTACACCCAAATATTGCAAAACATCTTCATCCTCGATAAGCCACCAATTTTGTTCAAAAAATCTCCTATCTGTATTTCTTGCAGACAAAAGTTCGGACAATTCCATAAATTCATCATCACCAAATTTACTCCAAACTAATTTCATGCCAGTATTTTTCTTGCTTTTATAAATTAATTGGCCATAAGTTCCATTGACAACTTTAACCATAGTATTTAGCGGAATATCTTCTTTAACTTTTCGCTTTGTTGGTGCCTTAACTGCCTCAGTCTCAGGTTCACTTACAGTTTCCTGCACAACATCATCAGTTTTTTCAATTTCAATATTTTCTTTTACTACTTTTGTAGCCGTTCTTCTTGTATTTGCCATATTTAAAACTCCTTTTTATTCAATATTATTTATTATGAAAGTTTATATTTACCTAATGCAGTATTATTCAAAAGAAGTCCTGTACCATTCTGTTCCATGTACATGTATTCTTGAGTAAAATCTCCTATATTATCAAGTCCTGTACGCATATCAATTATGCTTTCACCTTCAGTGATATGCTTAATGAACTTCTCGTCGCCAGCAACTACAAACAATTCATTATCTGGGAAAATGAAAGTTTCAGTTCCAACTTTATATCTTTGGTCAATTCTCATAGTGGGAGTTCCACCAAATTTGCCGAAGAATCCCATATTGTACATATCGTCTTTTGCTCCATCGCCAATAAAAATGGTAGATGGTGATAAGTTTCTTAACGCTCTCATCGTACCCAATATAGTTGCACGTCTGCCAGTTTGAGCTTCTACATGCTCAATTAAATCAAGCATGATATCTTCATCCCAAGAGCCAGTTCTGTATAGCGTAGAACCTAATTGTGCTTGGCCCAATGAGCTAAATACAGCATAAATCTCATCAAGAGTGTATCTTGTAAATGCTCTGCCAACTCTGTCAATAAAATCATTTAATGTTGCGCGACCAGACAAAGTTCTGTCCAATTCCTCATAAATTCTTACAGCCTTAGTGGAAGTAGGAATACTGACTTTTACTCTTTCTCCCAATCTCTGCCTACGAATACCGCCTGTACCGCGAGCAACTTCCGCAACCACAAACAGAGTCCTGTCATCTTCGGTTACGAATTCATTCTTATCGCCAAGAGCAACATTCCTATACTCTACAAAGTTCATGAAGAATTCATTACCCTGCAATCCTTCGATTACAGTCTTTTGCAATAGAACCTCAATCAATGCAAACAAGCCAGTTCTATTGCCGTCTCTCAACGTCTTTCTGCTTATTGTTTCGCTTCCACCATTGAGGTCAATTAGTGCGTTTCTTAGCACTTTATCAGTATCTTCATTTGAGAACTTGCTGTCTACTCTTCCATAGTAGTTATCCAGAGCAAGTTTTACTAATTTATCATGTTCTGCCATATTATTTTCCTCCAAATTTCCTATGTTAGATTAATCTAATTGCATAATAGGTACGAGTACCAACTTTTTCAATATGAGCTATTCTTCCGAATGTATTAGCTCCACTTGCCGCTACAACAAGAGCTTTGTTGCCAGCTTGTTTGTCAACATAATTTCCAACGACAGGAGTTGATAATCCATCTAAAGCTTCAATAGTCACTGAGAAAATATTGCCAGCTTCGCGCAACCTATAACCTCTTGCAGCAGTTCCAGCTTCATTATAAAAATCAGCCAAGTCATCAAGTCTTTCGTCATACATAACTTCTGGACTAGCAACTAATACTAAATTCTTAATATCGGAAGTTGCTGTCATATCTTTGGCTGCATAAAGCTCTCTTTCTCCATCCAAAAATTCTCCAATTTCTACTATCGATCCGTTGTCTATGTCTGCGTAATTGGTGCCATCCATATACTTCAATGATACCAAATCAGATCTTACATCAGTACCAGACATTAAATCCGTACGAACTACGCCGTGCTTTTCGTTTGCCATATTATTTTTCCTCCATTATTATTTAATCACTATATCTTTCATATAAATCGCCATACGGCTTATCATTTACATTTACCTCAGATTGCATCAAGGGTATTTTTGTAAATTGTGCTTTTTGTTCAGTCTTATTCTTCTTTTTAATTGCGGTAAAGTTTGTTGTAAGTTTCTTACCACGCAAGCAGAATAATTCTTTTTCAAAATCATCTAATGTAAATTCTGCATTAGATTTTAAATCTTCAAATTCTTTATCGTCTTTTAAATCTTCAAATTGTGCAAACAATGCATCTTTTGCCTCATTAAACTCTTCAAGTTCTTTTTGTGCTTTGTATTCTTTCAACGCCTCAAACTCTTGCACATCTGAGTCTTTTGTGGTATACTCAGCCTTATAGTCTTCAAATTCTTTTTGAATTTTTGCTACATCTTCCTCAGTATACTTCAATAGAGCTAGATTTTCTTTTTGAGCATTATAATCTTCTGGCCGCATATAAACTTTAACCATTTTTTCAAATTCGCCAGTTATGGTTGCTTTGAAATTAGATTCATTAAAAGTATATGCTATTCTTCCAAAATCGCTTGTGTAGTCAACGTCAGAATATCTGTCTTTATCTACATATGCAAAGTTGTCATCCCAATCCATAAGCCAAAAGTCTGTCATTGCTATAATATCTCCATTACCATTACTTTCATAAATTGGAGATAGGGCGTTTCTCAAAGCCTCACGCTTTTGATTTGCCGTTACTGCAAAAGTATTGGTTGTGTAAAACTTATTTTCTGCTTCCTGTTTTGTAAATTCTTCCAGCTTTATTTTCAAATCTTCAACAGATAATTCATCAATTGAGAATGATAAATCTTCTTGCTTTAGATTGAATTCAGTAAGAATTTTTAATTTTTCATCCAAATTTTTGTTACCTCCTTCAATATTGCTAAGTGTATTATTTATATTAACATCATTATTTGATGAATTGTAGTTCTGTAGAGCATCTTGAAGTTCTGACATCATTTGTAACATATTTTCTTTGTTACTTATGGCGAACTTCTCTAAATTAAAATCATCATTAGGTTCAATAGTAGCCAAAGCATTTTGCATTGCTGGTTGATGATCATTGCCAAGGAAAGTGATTCCTGTATACTTATAATCGAGAATCTGATATGTCTTTTTATTGTTGTCATAAGTGAATTTACTTATGGATATTTCCATTGACAATTTAATATCTTTATCTCTAAGAACTACATCTTCTCCGTAGTTCATATACCCACGCCAGAGATATATGTCTGTGTATACAAAATTTTTTCCGTCGTACTCTTTGATTTCATAATTTGATGTTTCTGGAATTAAACCAATTGGAACTTCTTTATATATTTCTCTGTATTCATTCTCTTTTAGCTTGTCTTTTTCTAGTATGATATCATGAGAACCAAATTGAGGATTTCCATCATCATCAAATATAACATTTGCCAAGATTGGTATATTTACCAGAGAGTGTCTAGCCCTCTCCATATCTTCTTTTTCGAATACAGAACCATTTAGATTCAAATCGTCATGCTGAATTCTTGCTCTCATTTTAATGAATCTTTCATCATCAAATAATGGGTCTATATCATATTGTACTGGCAATGAGGCATATTTTAAATCTTCAATATTAATCACCTTCTTTTAATTAAAAACGAAGCCGATTAGATACAGTATATTTAAGGTTTAAATTTTTATCAAATTTTTCATTAGGTTTACCTTCAAATACATAAATTGTACCCTTTTCTGCTTCTATTTTTTGTACTAAGCGGTGATTTTTTTCTAAATATTCTTTAGTTTTTAAATCATCCGTATATAATAAATGCATTTTATTATCACCTTATTTTTATTAAGTATTTTCAACATTTTCAACAGCTTGCTCTCCCGCAGTATCTAAAGTACCACCAGTTTCGGCAGCGGTGGGCGCTCCACCCTCATCTATTTGACTACCGCTCTGTGTATTACTTGATACCAGAGGTTTCTCTTGCTCTTGTAATTTCAATAATTCATTTTCTAAATAAAGGATTCCACTCATATTAGACTCACTAATTCCAATTATCGAATTTAAAATAGATCTAACGCCAAGTCCGTAGGTACCGCATTTAAGCACATTTGTTAGATACTCTTGTTGATTAAAATATGTTACTGGCAACATTGTAATATTAAATTTTTGAGTACCAGCGAAATCCTTCAATAGCCTGTTTATGTTTCTTTCAATTTGTTTAAGTGTGCGGAATACAAAAGTCTCATTTACTGTAACGCTTAATTTTGCGGCAGCAGCAGATGCGGCATCTTTACTTACGCCAAATACAAGCGGATTGATGCCAATGGAACGGATCGCAGTCTCTTCAGCCCTTCTAACATCGTCATCTTGAGATATATTTGATTTTTCAAATTTAAAATCCTGAAGCTTAAATGGAGACATACCTAAACCTATAAAGTCCGGTAATTGTCCTGCGAGTTGATTATAATAATCTTTTGCCAACTCGCCGTCTATTAGCCAGTTTCCATCTTTATCTGTTTGTAACTCTGCATGAATTAGTTTATAGTTCTGCATCTCAGTTCCAGCGAGATATAAATCTTTGTAGTCTTGTATATTCGCAATATCTCCAAATAAACTTACAAAAACAGGTAATTGATATGTCAAATCATCATTGATTTTTATGCAAATTATGTTTTTAGGTTCTAAATCTTGCCATCTTAAATTATTATTACTTTGATATGCTTTGTATTTAGTTTGAAATTCAGCTGGATAAAACTCCAAAAACGCTTCCCTGCCTACAAAATACTGGAAATCAAAACCAAAAACCCAGCATCCATCTACTTTACCTGATAATTGACAATAATTTGCATCTAATCTTTGCAAAGTCCAACTTGAATCAGTGCTCCATATATATCCAAAAAAACAATCTTCCCGAAAAGCTGTATTCAATGCCGATCCAAATTCATGTGCTATATTCATATTCTGTACATATGCACTAACTTTATAATATTGAGCTAGTATATTTTTATCATTCAATGTTTTGCTTTTATTTAAATTCAACGGTGATAGCACATAAGCAAAAGTAGGCATATTAGCAAAATAATTTATAATAGACTTATATTGATTAGAGATATGATATAAATAAATAGACATATCTCTTAAGTTTTTTTCATTTTGATCTGGCGTAGCCAAAAAATTATTTATCTGTTCCTTTGTATATCTTGAAAAAAGATAAGAAGATTCAGTTCTGCTTAAAAAATCTCTGGTAACTACTTTTTTTGCTATTGCATAATTTGATAATTTTCTTGATTGTATTCCATCTAAATGATTATTTATAGATTTTGCATTTGGAAGTTCATAATTTGCACGCTTACTCTGTAAATCTTGTATTGTATTTTCATTTATTTCAAATATTTTATTCACCTACCTTCTCTTGCGTTGAGAACCATAAATATTGGGCTTTCTAAATTGGAATGTTGGCTTTTGCTCTTTTTTTGGCTTATCCAATATCTGTCCTCTGCGTTTTTGCTGTAAGTACCAACCAAGCATAGCTAGACAATATCCACGGTCATCATTCATTTTATTTTTTTGATCTTCGCATAGATCGTATCTACATCCACCATTACTGCCATCATATCTATAAAAATTAGCAATTTCTTCTTTTGTTAAATCTATATTAATCAAAGATAATTCTTCTTCAAATGATAGTTTGTAAGGATACGTTTCTCTATTTTTGTCTACTCTAATAAGTTCTCCATCTTCGTCTTCATATTCGTACCCACCTTCAATGTCGCAATCTACATACAGCATAATATGGCCTTTGCCATCATATTCCTCTGTAAATGATATTAAGTCAAGATTCAACATTTCAACTAATGCATCAAACATTTCGACTTTATATTTTTTAGGACTCATTAATTTTAGTTTATCGATATTATCAGGAAATATTGATATATATTCTTCATGTTCGATTTTATCTATCAATCCTTTATGTGTTAGACGGTTATTATCTTTCCATCCTTCCATCAAATCATCGCCAACAAATCGTCCACCACCACCACTACCTGAGTCAATCATAACAACTTCAATATTCTCGTAGTCCGGTTTTCCAGCTCCGTTATAATCGACAATCATCTGTTTGAGATATTTCATTTGCTCTGGATATCTCATTGGAATTTTGTTTTTTGTTGCTATATCAACAAAGCTTATTCCTGCACATAGTCTCATTTTATATCCAACTTTTTCGTCATTGTATAATTCAGCAACCAAAACGACCGAATTATCTATTTGTCTTGCAGGATCGTAAGCAATTACGTATTTTTTATTATCAACATTTTTAAGTTCTGGTACTCTAACTTCGCTATTCTTTTTGATTACGGCGCGTTTGAATGGCATTTTGTCGCCACCATCAATACTAAACTTATTGAAATACTCTCTTAATGCTTTTTCTTTATTTTTTCTCATATCATCTTCTACTTCTTGTTTGGTAAGTAGAGATACTGGGTATATTTTGCCATTATATTTAGCATTGAAAACCACATTAGCATTAACATCAGCAACAAAGTAATCGTCATCGCCCAGGAACATTCTTTTTGCATATTCCTTATATGCTTTTTGATAAAAATATGTGCTCATATCAGATGCAGAACTTGCAAAAATAGCTTGGTTGGGAACATTTTTAGGATTTAATCTTATATCTCCTTCACCACCAAGCTCGAAGTTGCTATCTTGAGTGATGTATGGCATAGAAGTTACAAATAAATCTTCAGGCGCAAATCCACTTTCGTCATAAATATTTAAATTTGATCTCTTACTTCTGTTGTTATCAAAGTTACCGTTTAGACTATTGACTCGACTATCGTTAAATAATTTATAAGTAAACGATGCTGGATTATGAACAAAGCCATCATACTGGGATGAATTTGCTTCAATCTCACCTAAGAAAAAATCAGTCAATCCAGTAAATGAAGCTATTTCATTTTTAGCAATCTGCTCAATTTTTAAGAAACACTCTTGCGACTGCGAACCTACGCCAGCCATTATATAAGTTCTATGTTTTGAAAATAGATTGGATTTAGCCATAACGAATGGTGCAATTAGGGTAGTTTTACCGCTGCCCCTGCTCTGGCACCACACATTTCTTGGTGTAATCCAAGAATTCATAAAGACATATCTTTGATGATCTAGTAACTCAATACCATAAAATCTTTCACAAAATCTTACTGGATATTTTCTTCCCCAATTTATAATTTCAGCATATTTTAAATACGCCTCCAACTTTCGTTCCGACAATTCTTCCCTAGACTGCTTGAGTATATATTCCATTCTCTTCACCTTCTAAGTTAAAATTATCTATATCTAAAATATCTTCTTGTCTTTCATCTTCATATATGATATTATTTTCTTCCAATAAAATCTTTAGAAGCCTATTTTCCTCTTCAAGCATTTCTACTGATTGCCTGTATTCTTTTATTTTTGTATGTTGGATACTCAGCATATCGCCGATATCATCTTGATTCAATTTAATTTGTTGTAATATACTGGAATTACTTATGTCGGCGAATTGTCTAAAAGATTCGCACGTCTTTAAATCAAACAAATTAACTTTTGTTTCAGTAAACTTTAACTCTTCTAACACTTTAACAAAATATGCCAGACTACTTGAACCTTTATTGCCTTTAGAGCTTAAATTGGCAGCAAATCCATTGTTTTTAGCAAAATTATTTATTGCTGTTAGACAATCATTTTTAACTGCTGACAAAGTTTTAATCCTATTTTCATTCATTGAGCCAGTATTAAATTCGCTTAAAACCTGCTTATTTAATATGTCGGCCTGTTGATATAGTTTGACCATTTCTATAACACTCTGTAATTTATGCGGATCGTTGATTGTATCCTCATCAACAAGATAGTCAGATGTTAAATTAAACATCAACCTTCTTGAAAACTCATCATAATCTTCATAAGGATCATATTTTAGTATTTTTAAAATCCTATCTTTGCTTTTTAAATCTTTCGATGACCATTTAGCTTCTCTTTCTTG